TTACGTAAAGTTTCTAGTGATTGTGCATATCTTTGTTCAAACAAAGTAATAGCACTATAGTTTTTCATGAACATCATTGCCTCTACCATACATGCATTGAACAATGCGTCATAACAAAAATCACTAAAGTAGTTATTCGGTGTAGCTGATGTCAGTGTTGTTGGACGTGATATATGTACTACCTCTCCATTGAATGTTGATACAGGAGTAGGTGCAATAAGAATAGTTGTATTATCACGTCTTGCATAATATTCTGGAACACCTGTACTTGCACTTACAGGCCAATAGTCACGAATGTATTCATCTGTACGTGGCAGTAAGTGAATACGTGTAGGATCAGTTGTGCTAGTAGCTGATGTTGTAATATTTATGTTTTTGATAATGCGAGTACCTGTAGGTAATGTCAACTGATTATTGTCAATTGATACTGCAACAGATGTATAAGTGACAAGACCATAATCGTCTAGGTCACGTGTCATACGTTCTTCTGCTCTGTTCACCATTTTGGGAACATAAGCTAGAAACTCTGTGCCATCGTTTTCACAGGCTTGAGAAATGTCGTCTACGAGAAAGGTATAGTTAGCCATAATAAATTGCCACTGTTGCGGCTGATGTTGGTGCGGAAACTTTTACAGGCCCAACAACTTTTACTCCAAAGTCTGGAATCATAATATCACCTGCATCCACAACAGTCGTTGCAACAAATTTGATATTGTTTCCATTGGTGTTTCCATAAGCATCTGTTTCGCTTCCTGTAATTAGGAATGTACCAATGCCTGAATATGTAATACCCTTAATGCGTGTGTCAGCTACTGTAGTGTTTGTAGTTGTGTCTAAAACTGCACCACTACCAGTAACAAAACCTTGTTTAATATTTGTAGCCATCTGATCCTCATTGTTAATTAGTTAGTTATTGGTGGACTATTGACTATATTATACACAAAAAAAGAGGGATATGAAAGCCCATACCCCTCCCTTTTTACATTTTTTTAGACGTTAGTACTACGCACCATCTGATCCGTAGAAGCCACGCCAATCTGACCAACCGAAGCTGTAACGCTCACGAGCCTTGAACCGCAGGTTGCCAGTGTCGAAGTCTGGTTCCATTTTGGTTTGCAGAGGCGCACGAACAAACATCTTCGCACCATTCGGACAGTCGGTTTTCAAGAACCAAGCATCAGTGTCTGTGAAACGGCGGTTCACGTAGAAGCCACCAGGTACAAGACCCTGATTCCGAATTGAGTTGATGTCGTTGACATTGGTAATGCCATCTGTACCGAAGGTAGCAGTAGCAGTTGACATTGTGCTGTTCAGGATTTGATCAGCAGTGAATGCCAAATCTGATGGGATGTGCAAAGACTTTGCTTGCAGACCAATCAGAATACCACGGTCATCTTTAGCTTTTGAGATCTGGATCAGTGCAGCTTCCAAAGATGATTCTGCAAGATCAGAAGCACCAATGTAGTTTGACTGATTACCAGCACCAGCTGTTGGGTGTGAAGCAGAGAACAATGCAACGCCGTCACCACCTACATAGCTTGCGCTAAAGCCGTTGTTGAACACGTCAGCAGCTTTAACTTGCTTGGTGTTCGCCATAGCACGAGCCAAACCTCTTGCACGAAGTTTTGCAAATGTGTCATAGAGGTTATCTTCCATAGCCTCTTCTGTCACTGCAAATGCAAGTGCAATGGTTTCGTGTGTGTAACGAGCTGTGTAGCTCTCTTGTGCATCGTCATAGGACACTGCGGCACCTTCACCCTTAACAGGTGCAGTACCAAATCCTGTAAACAATACTTCTTCTTCAAACGCACGATCTGAATTTTCAGTTTCAAAAAGCGGTGCGTGTTCGTCAGCAACTTCCCCATACTCCATACCGAATACGGCATTAAGACCTGGGAGAAGCTCTTTCGCAATACTTGCTCTATTAATAGCCATTCTTTAATCTCCCTTAATTAGCCCAGTAAGTAGGCAGTGATGGTTGCAGGTGCAGAAACAGTGGCAGTCAGGAAGTTATCTGTATGCTGAATGAGTTGTACATTCAACTTCAAATAAGCGTTCTCTGCGGCTACAGCTACATCGTTCCCTGGCTCATCAACTGAATCCAAGGTACGGCACATAGCAATACCAGTTGTACGAGTTGCTGCTTCAACACCGTGACCAGACATACCAGTGAAGGTTGAGCCTGTTCCAAGTGTTACAGCAAAGTTTTGTGAACCGTGAAGGTCACCAGCAGTTACAGATGCATCTGCCTGTACTTCAAACACGGTACGTGAATCGTCAGCGACAAGGGCAACGGCGTTAGTAGCTGATGTACCTGAAGGCCAGTACTTGCTGAACTTCTGTACACCGTCTGCTTCGTAACGGCATCCCATAAATACACCTTGAACCACTTCGGTTACTGTCGTAATGACTTCCAAATTCCCTGCATTAATACGGACAAGATCGCCTGTAAAAATGTTAGCAGCGTAACCTGAAGCAATAGGGTATTCACTTTGACCCTGGTTGTTCGGGGTATTACCACGTTTACGAGAAGGACGGAAGCCTGACAATGCTTTAGTTGCAGTCATGTTATTTCTCCCATTAAATTAAAATGACACTACTAGGTTCCGACCTATATCCAAGTTAGTCTTGGAATTTAGCTGGACGGCCTCTAGTAACTTGTGTTTTACTGTTATTACGAATTGGCATACGAGAATCGCTTGAGTTCATTAGCTGTGCATTAACTGCGTCAACCATTTCCCTACTAGCGTTTTCATAGTGTGCCTGACGAGCTTGGGCTTTACGTAAAGGCAATTTAGCCAAAGCAAGGTCTCCACGACAGACCGTTCCCATATATCGTCCTTCATCTCTCACGAAAGATGTGTGTTGCATCTCTGGAACTTCTTCTATAGAAACAAACTCCCAACCTTCGGCATGTCGCTTGCCTACGTTCCGATAATCATCCTGATTCTTTGTACTAATCCGAATCCACCGAAGTTTTAAACCTTGGTCAAGGAAACGGTTTTCTACTGATTCAGGAATTTCTAGAAGGTTTGGTTCCCGATATTCATAATCTTGTTCTCTAGAATTGAGTTCACGAGACTCTTCACTACGTGATACTGTTGTTCGTGCCATGTTTAATAACCTCCACGCCGATTGTTAATACTTGTGTATTCTCCGTCTGCCCGTTCAACTTTAAGTTTTTCAGCAGCATATTGTTCAAGTGGTATCCCCCATTTCTCTGCAAGGCGTACATCTTCTTGAGATAACTTTACCTTGCGACCAGAGCTAGGATTGGGAGTGCGTGACGCTCCTGCTACAACTTGAGAAGCCTTTGCGGTGGCTTCTTGCCGTGCTTCGACTTGCTGTGTAGGTGCTTCAAATCGTGTAGGAAAAGCACTAGCTAGTCGCTTATCAATTTCCATATAGTACTCTTCGTCTGAAGGATCATAACCTTCGTCCTTCATGCTGGCATCAATTTGTAATGCAGCTTGAGTGAGTACATTATCCTGACCGAACCAAGGATTACGTGCGGCCCATGAAATTGCTTTAGGGTCATACGCTTCCTGTTGTGCTGGTTGCTCTTGAACCTGTTGAGCTTGTTGCTCTAGTTCTTGCTGATAACGCTGATAAGCGTATTGGCTTTGCTTTAGTTGCATAGCTTCTGCTTGTGCAGCTGCCATTGCTTCTTGAGCCGCCAGCATCTTGTCGGCATCGCCGCTTTCAACGGCTACACGATAAGCTTGTTTGGAAAGTTCCATCTTATCGTTAATCGAACGCTCATTATTATCAAGATTGCTCTTAATGTTTTGTGCGTATTCTCTTTCTTTTTCTTTCAGCTTTGCTTGAAGAGAAGCTTCACGAGCTTTAAGTTCTTCAATTTGTTGCTCACGTTCTTTACGTTGGCGAACAAGCTGGCGAATACGTTTCTGTGCGCCTGATTCTTTTTCTTCATTTTCTTCTGCCACCCCTTGCTCTTGGGCTTTTTGCTGAACATCTTCTGCATCTCCAAGATCTAGTTGAGGTTGCGCTTCTTCTTCTTGAGAGGCTTCGTTTTCAATTTCAAACTCTACCCTCTCTTCCTCTTTTGCGGCTTGAGGTGTTACCGTTGTCCAATCATCAGACATAAAAATCTCCTTTTTAACGTCAGTTGCGATACCTGACGAGTTACGCTTGATTATTATAATACACTAAGTATTGTTATTACACAATAGCTAGTGTCATTAATTTGACAAGTTATATGTGGGATCGAGTGTTTTAGGATCATCTAATACCATTGAAATCTGATCATCAAACAGAATTAGCATTCTAACACCCTTGTAAAAGAACTTCTGTCCTGTATGTTTACCATAACAAACATAGTCACCTACTGAACACCACGGTCCATTAAGAAACTTATCTTTGTCTTTATAGGCTAGGTCACCTATGGCAAGGACTTTACCAACAGTCGTTAGGTAGGAAATGTCATTGACTGTTGAATCAGGTAGAATGATTCCACCCTTTGTTGCTTTCTTAATAGATACAGGCCGCACCAGAAGGTGATAACCAGGGATATGTGGAAGAACTTCTGGATCAGGTGCTTCAGCATTTGTGATCCATTCGTCATTCAACATTGCTTTATCCATTGCTACTGCTTGCATTGTTACTCCTCATCGTCTTCGTATATCATTTTATTGACTATACTTTTGATTTCCACTAAGGCATACTCAAGTCCTTGAATACGCCCAACTAGATTTGTATAGCTATGATAATCTGAAGCACCGCCAGATGCAAGCGTTATTTTTACTGATTCAATTTCTTTCATCAGCATTTTATAAATTTCTTCGTAAATCATTA